CTTTCGTTTTCCTCTCCGGAGTAGTTCGAAGGGGGTGTAAGTATGGCAAAGATGAAGAAAGACACCAGGATTAAGCGAAGATTGAAACAACTTCACAAAACTTATGAAAGGCTTCCGGCAGAAAAGTGGGTTATCGCTGAACCGCTGATCAAAAATGCCGCTTTCATGGAAGTTGAACTGGAAGATCTTCAGCAAATCATCGCCGAAGGCGGTGCATCTGAGGAATATCAGAACGGCGCCAACCAGCATGGCCGGAAAGCTTCGGCTGATCTTCAGGCTTACAACAGTCTGATCAAATCCTACAACACTGTGAACGCGAGACTGGAAGCGATGCTGCCGGCTGGGGAAGATGTCGACGATCTGGATGAGTTTCTGAGTGAATCAGATGGATAACTACATCCTCGCTTATTACCAGGCGATCCGGAACGGGACAGAGAATGTCAGCACATGGATCAGATCCCTATATGATCTGATCGTCACCGGCATTGAAAACAAAACATATGTTTTCTCTCCGACAAAAGCAAACAGAGCGATCCGGTTCATTGAAAAGTATGTCCGGCACAACAAGGGAAAGCTCGGCGGTCAGCTGCTGAAGCTGGAACTTTGGGAAAAGTCCATGATCAGCTGCATATTCGGCGTGCTTGATCATGATGGCAATCGCCAGTTTAGAGAAATCTTTATTGTTCTTGGCCGGAAGATGGGCAAGACACTTCTGGCATCAGGCATCATTGCATATGAGGCATATGCTGACGGTGATTTTGGCTCAGAGATTTATTGCTTGGCTCCGAAACTTGACCAGTCAGATCTTGTTTATTCAGCTTTTGAGTTCACAAAAGATCACACGCCTTCTTTCTTATCACGGACAAAGAAGCGGAAAACTGACCTGTACATCAAGCAGAGCAACACAACGATTAAAAAAATCGCATTCAATGAAAAGAAGGCCGATGGTTATAACCCGCAGCTGGTTATTGCCGACGAAATGAGTTCATGGCCGGGTGCCAGAGGACTCAAACAGTATGAGGTCATGATTTCCGGCATGGGCGCCAGGGAACAGCCGCTGATGGTGGCGATCAGTTCCTCTGGTTACGAGAATGACGGCATTTATGATGAACTCATGAAGAGATCCACAAGTTTCCTGAAGGGCAACAGCCGTGAAAAAAGACTGCTGCCTTTTTTGTACATGATCGATGATCTTGAAAAATGGGATGACATCAATGAACTCCGGAAGAGTCTTCCGGGCCTCGGCGTGTCTGTTCCTGTCAGCTTTATACTCGATCAGATCGACACAGCTTATGAATCTCTTTCAAAGCGTACAGAATTCATCACAAAATTCTGCAACATCAAACAAAGCAGCAGCGTTGCCTGGCTCCGTGCTCAAGATGTGGCCAGGGCATGCACTGATACATCTCTCAAGCTGGAGGATTTCCGCGGCTGTTACTGCGTTGCCGGCATCGACTTGTCGAGAACGACAGACTTGACTTCCTGCTGCATAGTCATCGAGAGAGATGAAAAGCTGTATGTGATTTCTCAATTTTTCCTCCCGGCGGAGCGGATAGATGAAGCTGAGGCGCGTGACGGCGTTCCATATCGTGCGTATATCCAGCGTGGTCTGTTAACTCCGTCGGGAGATAACTTTGTAAACTATGAAGATTGTTATAAGTGGTTTACGGATCTGATTGAAAAGTACGAAATCTATCCGCTCAAAGTCGGATATGACCGGTACAACGCTCAGTATTTAACTCAGTCAATGAAAGCCTATGGTTTCCATATGGATGATGTTTATCAGGGCTTCAATCTATCAGGAGTTATCGACGAGTGTGAGGGAATGATGCGAGATGGCGCTTTCTGCATCGGTGATAATGATCTTCTTAAGATTCATTTGATGGATGCTGCTGTCAAACAGAATGCTGATGATTTGCGCAAAAGACTGGTAAAAGTATCGGCCAATGTTCACATTGACGGAACGGCGGCGCTTCTGGACGCACTCACGGTCAGACAAAAGTATTTTTCTGAAATCGGAGCGCAGCTGAAGAACGAACGAGGTGAGTGATGGGTATTTTTGAAAATCTATTTAAAAAGAAAAATGTGGATGCCGTCAGGGAAAATGACGGATATTTTGAAACGCTCACAGCGTACCGGCCGCATTTCAGCTCATGGAATGGAAAGCTCTATGAGGTTGCGCTGGTCCGGGCGGCAATTCACATCAGAGCATTGCACATCAGCAAGCTGAAAGTTGAAGTGATCGGATCGGCAAATCCGAGACTTCAGACAAAATTGAAGCTGAGACCGAATCCATGGATGACATGGAGCCAGTTTCTATACCGCGCCAGCACGATCCTGGACATGCACAACACGGTTATCATCGTTCCTGTTTACGATGATCTGATGCGGACAGTCGGGTATTTCCCGGTGCTGCCGACAAGGTGCGAAGTCATTGACGTCGATGGTGAGCCATGGCTCCGGTATGAGTTCAAAAACAGGAAGAAAGCCGCCGAAAAACTTTCGCTTTGTGCTGTGATGACGAAATTCCAGTATTCCAGTGATTTCTTCGGAGATCCAAACAATGCACTGGATCAGACCATGGCACTGGTTCATCTCAGCAACGAGGCCATTAAGGAAGCTGTGAAGAATGGCGCTACATATCGATTCATGGCGCGCCTGAATAACTTCTCAAATACTGAGGATCTGAAGAAGGAGCGCAAACGTTTCACGGAGGCAAATCTCAAATCGGATGATGAGAACAACGGCATTCTGCTGTTTCCGAATGTGTACACAGACATAAAGCAGATTGAGCAGAAGGCTTTTACTGTTCCGAAAGACGAGCTGGAGGAGATCAGGACAAATGTTTACAACTATTTCAACGTTAATGAGGACGTTCTTCAGTCCAAGGCTTTTGGTGATAAATGGCAGGCTTTCTATGAGTCCGCAGTGGAGACATTCGCAATTCAGTTCTCTGAGACGATTACCTTCGCAGCTTTCACTGAGAATGAAATCCTCAGAGGCACGCAGATCATGGCGTCCGCGAATCGGCTTCAGTATTTATCGACATCGGAGAAACTGAATGTGTCCAGCCAGATGACGGATCGTGGAGTAATGAACCGTGATGAAGTCAGAGAAATATGGAACCTGCCTCCGCTGCCGGACGGCCAGGGACAGGCGTATATCATTCGCGGTGAATATTACATGATCGATGAGGACAACAACTTCACTCATGAAGGGGTAGATGGAGGAGAAGAAAACAATGCCTGATCTTGAAAAAATATTGAAGAAAATCGAATCCGGCAGACAGTTCCGCCGGAACGATCTGCATCCTGAATTCCGCGCATTGGACATGGCTGAGAATAACAACGAGATGATCGTCGAGGGCCATGCAACGACATTCAATGAAGAATATGAACTGTATTCATTCGATGACTGGGAAGGATATAGAACATCGGTTGTGGAAGCTGTTGATCGCAACGCTTTCGCGGACACTGATATGTCAGATGTCATCTTCCTGTATGATCATCGCGGCCGAGTCATGGCGAGGAACAGAAACAATACATTAACTATCCAGCCCGATAATGTCGGGCTTTTTATTCGCGCAAATCTCAGCGGATCGGATCTTGGCCCTGGACTTTACGCGGACATTCAGAAAGGTTACGTCGACCGGATGTCGATGCAGTTCACAGTGGCTGCGCATACGCTCACTGAAGAACGTGACGACGAAAACAAGACGAGAAAACTGATCAGACTCATCACACGGGTCGGCAAGCTGTATGACGTCTCAGCTGTTGGCATTCCCGCGAACGATGGTACTGATATTTCGGCCCGCAGCGCCGCGGACGGAGTGATCCAGGCGTTCGAAGCGGAGAGACTTCTGAGGCTGAACGAACTTAAGAGAGCGAAAGCTCTGAAGCTGAGCATTGACCTCAGCTTAGAAAGGGAAAAGAAATGAACTACGAGCAGATTATTGCAAGACTCCGCGAAATCAGATCAGCCCTGGATGGCGATCTGGCAAATGTTGATGTTGATGCGCTCCAGAAAGAAGCAGAAGGTCTTCTGAGACAGAAGCAGGAAATTGAAGAGCGTGCTATGGCTGCACGCAATCTTCGCCAGCGCATCGCAGACGGTTCCACAAACGGCGCTGTTGTCGATGTTTACACTGCACCGGAATCCACAAACGGCATTGAACTCCGCAACACACAGGCATACATGGAAGCGTATGCTCGTGGCATCCTGGCAGGTAACTTCAGTGAATGCCGCGCTCTGCTTTCCACAAATGCACCGGAAAACGGTCAGGTACCTGTTCCGCAGTATGTTGAGGACCGCATCCGCACAGCATGGGAACGCGAAACTCTCATGTCAAGAGTTACAAGAACATTCCTGCCCGGCAACTATGTTGTCGGCTTCGAAATCAGCGGTGATGAGGCTCAGATCCATCTGGAAGGCGCTGCCGCAATTTCTGAGGAAAATCTTGTACTCGGTGTTGTCACTCTCGTTCCGCAGAGCATCAAGAAGTGGGTTTCTGTTTCCG